GACGACCAGTCTGCGGAGCTGTTGCAGGCAGCCTTCCCCAACCTGAAGAAGCGTCGGGCGCTGAAGGCGGTGCGGGAGCTGCGCGAGGAGGGCGAGTGCGACTTTCCGGTGCCGACGATGGTGACCAACAAGCCGATGATTGCGGCCTTGGCGCCTTGGGACGAGATCACGTTCCCGCCTGAGACGACCGACATCCAGTCTGCCCGGGTGGTGTTCCGGCGTTTCTACATGACGGAGGCGCAGTTGTTGAACAAGGTGGAGACCGAGGACTGGGATGCGGAGTGGGCGCAGGAGGCCATCAACACGATGGGCCGGTTCAGCAACTTCGCGGACTACACCTACAGTTTGGGCATCGCGCAGAACTCGGTCTTGGACCGGGAGAACCTGATCGAGGTGGTGTATGCCTACCAGAAGGCTGTGGATGAGGACGGTGTGCCGGGCGTGTTCTACACGGTGTTCAGCCCTCAGGTGGGCGACAAGTGGGGCTACTTCGAGGCTTTGGACTATGCGCATGGCCAGTACCCGTTCGTGGTCTGGCGCTCGGAGCTGATCCACCGGCAGATCACCGAGAGCCGCGGTGTGCCCGAGGTGTGCATGACCTGGCAGGAGGAGGTGAAGGCGCAGCGCGACTCGGTGTTCGACTACACGAGTCTGGCCACGCTGCCGCCCATTGAGGTCCCGAAGACCCGTGGCGGCAACCTGAAGATTGGGCCGGCGGTGCAGGTGCCGGTGCTGCGCCGCGGTGAGATTGGGTTCATGGCGCCGCCCGCCCGGGAGCCAGGGGTTGCCTTCCAGCTCATGGCCTCGGTGGAGGCGCAGACCGACCGCTACTTCGGGAGGCCGACCGAGAAGGTCCCGCCTGTCATCACCCAGATGCGGCAGCAGCGCCTGATCAACAACTGGCTGCATGGGTGGACCGAGGCTTTCCGCCAGGTGCTGGCCCTGACCCTGCAGTACATCGGCCCGGCTGAAATCCAGCGGATCACGGCCTCGCAGACGCCGTTGCCTGAGAACGTGCAGGACTTCGACGTGATGCTGAAGTTCGACATCCGGGAGTTGAGCACCGACCTGGTGACCGAGAAGCTGAAGGCTATCAGCTCGCTGGTGCTGCCGCTGGACACCGCCGGTGTGATCGACCGGGCCAAGCTGATCTCGGTGGCGCTCCGGGCGATTGACCCGACCTTGGCGACCGAGCTCGTGATGCAGCAGGGTCCGGCTGCCCAGAAGATGTTCAACGAGACCAACGACGAGATCGCGCTGATGAGCCTTGGCAACCCGCCGCAGCTTCGGGAGAACGATCCTACCGCGGCCATGCGCCTGCAGTTCAGCCAGCAGGTGCTGCAGAGCAACCCGAAGTACCAAGCCCAACTGCAGCAGGACCCGCTGTTCCAGGCTAACCTGCAGAAGTACCTCGAGAACCTGCAGTTCAGCATCCAGCAGCAGCAGAACGCGGTCACCGGCCGCCTGGGGGTGCAGGCGTGAACGAGGAGCAGCTCAAGGAGGCGCTGTCGGTCAGCGACGAGCACCCGGTGATCAAGGCGTTCCTGCAGATCATCTCCGACCAAGAGGAGTCGGAGGTGTTGGCCGGCATCCTGCCCAACCTATCCGCCGAGGACCGTGCCTACAACTGCGGCCGGGCGGCTGCCATCAAGGATCTCAGCAGCTCCATCAGGCTGCTGCGAAGTGCTAGCCAGTTGACTTCCGGTCGGCCATAGGCTCTCACTCAATCAACGGCTTCTGGGTTGGCCTGTAACAACCCTGGCGCACCATACCCGGCTTGCAGGGTCTAAACCGCATGGACATCCCGAATGCTACTACGCAGGAAGCGACACCTGCCCAAAACACGGCACCGCCCCCGATCAACCCGATGCAGTTCGACGAATCGGCGTTGGCCAAGCTGCTGAAGACACGATTCAGCGGGGAGGAAGACAAGGCAGCACCCGTCGAGCAACAACCGCCGGAGTCTGAGGCCGCGAGTGCGGAAGATCAGGCCGAGGCTGCGGAGCCGACCGCAGAACAAACGGAACCACGGGCCGAGTCGCCCGAGGAAGTTCTTTCGGAAACGGAGGAAGAGGAGGAGTCGCTGGGTGTGCGCAAGCGCATCGACAAGCTCACTCGCCAGAAGAAAGAGGCGATGGAGCGTGCCGAGGCGTTGGAGCGCGAGCTCAACGATGCGAAGGCGAAGCTCGAGCAGACGGCCGATCGGCCTGTTGCTGTTGCGAACCAATCCGACCCTTTCAGCGACGTCTGGGACGTGACCAAGCTCAATGATGAGTGGACCAAGGCCCGGAACCTGAAGCGGTGGTGCGAGGACAACATCGACGGGTGCGAGGTGGACGGCAAGGAGTACAGCGCGGAGGACGTGAAGCAGATCCGGCGGCGTGTAGAAGACGCCATCGACCTGCACATCCCCAACCGTGCTCGGTTCCTGCAGTCCTACCAGCAGATCAAGCCGGTGGCCGAGCAGCTCTATCCTTGGTGGAAGGACCGTTCCAGCGCCGAGTACACGGCAGCGCAGCAGGTCTTGCGGCAACTGCCGCAGATCTCGCAGCTCCCGGAGTACCAGGTGCTGATCGGCGACTTCATCGAGGGGCGGCGCCTGCGTCTGGAGCGTGAGTCTGCGAAGGGGAAGCCCTCGTTGCCTCGTGTTCCTGCGAAGGCCCCGAGCCAGCCAGGCAAGCCAACGGCAGCGCCCGTGAAGAAGGACGCAGCCCAGGCCCAACTGCAGGCCGCGAAGTCCCAATTCCGCCGCTCTGGATCAACCACTGAACTGGCTCAAGTACTGAAAAGGATGCTCTAACCATGCCCCTGCTCCAACCCAATCAGGGCGGCTCTGCGCCGCTCGCTTCTACGTCCGCCGCTCGTGAAGATCTGGCGGACTACATCGCCATCGTCGACGCCAAGTCGACCCCGTTCGTGTCCATGGCCCCTAAAGGCAAGGACATCGGGAACATGCAGTTCTCGTGGCAGGTCGACAATTACGGCACCCCGATCCTCGGTGGCGTGCCGGACGGCACTGACGTGACCGTCGCCAATGCCTCCAACCCGGTGGTCAATCGGACCCGCCTTAACAACTACGGCCAGGCGTTCCGCCGCGACCTCCGCATCGGCTTCATTGCCGAGACGCAGGAGGTCGCCGGTGTGACTGATGAGTTGGCCAACGGCATTGCCAAGAAGCTCGTCGAGATCAAGCGCGACATGGAGTCGACCTTCATGTGCACCAACCAAGCCGCGCAGATGGACACGGGTCCCGGCGGAAATGCCTACCGCACCGGTTCGATGGGTAACTGGTTGAACAGCACCAACGCCGCCAACATCGGCGCGTGCGCCTCTGGCTCTCCGTTCCTCCCGGCCTCCGGCGCTGTTGATTCTTCGACTGCTGCGGCCTCTTTCACTGAGGCTACCGCTCAGAACGTGCTGACCGCTATTTATAGCGCCACCGGCACCTTCCGGGACTACGATTGTATCCTGGGCACCACGCTCAAGCGTGCGTTCACCAACCTCACGGCCTCTGGAAGCGTTGTTATTACTACCCCCAGCACTGGTGTTGCTGCCACCAGCGTCCGCACGTTCAACCAGGAGCTTGGAAGCGATACGTTCAAAAACTCCATTGATCTTTTCGAGGGAGACTTTGGGCGGCTTGTTTTACATCCGACCCAATTTTTGGGAGCTGCTGGTACTGGTGGCACCACGCTGTCAGCCACGGCCACCAAGGGCTACGTCATCCCCATGGACATGGTCGAGGTGCGCTATGCCAAGCTTCCCCAAGTCAAGGCTCTGCCTGACGCTGGCGGCGGTCCTGCCCGTCTTGTTGAGGCCATTGCCGGTCTCGTGGTGAAGAACCCGAGCGGTTTCGGCTTCTTTAACTGCACCTAATTGATCGATCAATGGGGGTGGTAGAGGCTGGGAAGTCCCGGATTCTATCACCCCCTCTTTTTACAAGATGAAGCAGAACGCCACCTCGGTACTCGCCAACGCCCTCGACGACCTGCCCGGCGAACTGCGCCGCGCCGTCATCAAGGAGTTCCAGTCCGGCATTCAGAAGGACTGGGTGCAGGCCGGCATCGACCAGAAGCGCATCGCCAGGGATTCCCAGGCCGACCTGCGCAGCATCGACGGCATCGGCCGTCTTCGGATGCGGATCGATCCGACGCTCTACCATGCCTGGGGCACCAAGTACGGGTAC